CTGCCAAGTTACTGCTTCAAAAGGCACATTCAATAAATGAGACATGATAACACCCGGAATCAATCCGCCACGAGCAATGCCTACTACTTTAGTTATACCTAATTGCCTAGCATCGTTTGTCATGTCAAGACAAAGTGCATCAACATCCATCCAATCAACGTGTAACTTATCGTCTTTAAATTTCATATCTAAGTCCCTATTTGATTTCCATAAACATAGCAGTGATTACGAGTAGCAACCTTGTAACCTCGTTGCATGGCTTGATTGCAAATTTCTGCAACTTGCTCTTGCTCTTCTTTGGTCGCACCGGCTGGCATTATCCAAATCTCTGGCTTATCAATTTCTGCGCTTCTGGCGTATGCTGCTATCTCTTCTGCATATTGATCTATCTCTTGCCAACTTTCTTCTGTGCCGTTACAAACAAATTTGATAATGCTAGTGCTGCGGGTGCCTTCTACATAAGACATTAAGTTATCTACCATAACCTGTCCCTGCTCACCTGCTGTGTGCCAAGTCTTAGGGCTGATTGACCAGTGCCAACGAATACCCATCTCAGCAAGATAGTCGGTTATGAAATATTGTAAATCTTTGTTTAGTTTCTTAGTGCCGTTTGTTTCAACGGTGATAATCTTAGGAACATTGCCACGAATAAGAAACTCGTTGACAATTGCTTTCATCTGCTTTTGTTGCAGCATGGGTTCACCGCCAGTGAAGGCAAGCATGTTTTCTTGATTTGAAATGGGGTGTGTAAATTTACCGTGAGGCAAAAGTGATTCAAGTTTATCACAAGCACCTTCTACGTCAACGTCTGTTGCTAGATGCTTGTACTTCATTGACCATGTATATGATGAGTCGCAGCCTTTGTCCCACACAGGGAGATCCTCTACACGTTCTACGGCGATTACATCGTAGTCCTTGTAGGGAAGTTCCCAAGTGTCGGGTTTAGTAGGTTCTTTTTGTCCGAAGCCGTTACACTCTAAGTTACAGCCGAAAAATCTAAGCCATACAGTAGGTGTACCGGCAAGTTCTGCTTCGCCCTGAAATGACCAGAACATTTCGGAAAAACGAATTTTCATTATAAAGCTCTCTCAATGTTTTAACCAGTATACTACTATATAGGTCAGATGTCAAGTGCTGGTTCTTCTTTTTTATCAAAATATTTGGGTCGGCGTTTAGGATTAGCTGTTTCGGACACTTTACTAATCTCTTTCTTGTCTTTCGCATTGGTATCAATCTGATCCTGTACCCATTTCAAATACTCATAGTTTCCGGAGTCACCTTCAATCTCATCCAGGAGCTGCCGAAGATCAATACTTGCCAAGTAGTTCAATTTAGTTTCAGTTTGTCTAGCCTCTTTCTTGATTCGACGGATGAAACTATAGTATGTGATCTGTGTGAAGTAGGCAAAGGGGTTGTTGGACTTTTCAGGATTGAATCTGTCAGCATACCGCAAACAGTTTTCGATACCGTCTAGAATCATTTCATCTCGGAAAGTGTAGTTTACAAAGTTTGATTTGTATGCTAAGTGATTTGATATCTTCACGAAGCACTCGCCGATATAATGAGGACATTGCGGCTTTGGGTCTTCTGCAATAACAGCAGCGTCCCATGCTGCTTTCCACACTTTCATTTCTTCAAAAAACTTTTTGTTGTTTACATAATGTGCGCTTTTTTCTTTTGCCATGATATACTCCAGTTGAAATCATAATATAATTATACTAAAAAAAGATTGAATTGTCAAGTAAATAAATGTTCGAAAGTGCTTGACAACTATCCTCTGTGTTGTTATAATTGATTTGTTAGAAAGAAAGGGTATATCTAATGTAAAATCTTATCTTTACTCATCAACAAATCTAATTGTTCCTGCATGTATTCTAGCTCATCTTTATCCAAGTTTTCTAGTTCTTTGGGTTCAGAATTAGGTTCTTCTTCTTTAAGAAAGTCCCCCTCAAAAGAAGTAGGCTTACCATATACATTCTCTACCATCTCCTCGTAAGAGGAGTGCAGACGCTGACTTAATCTATTCATACAAATAATATTAAACAGGTCAATGACTACTTCTCGGTCATCTGTCATGACCAAGTAAGGACGAAGTACCATGTGTTCACCTATTATTTTACCATCATCATCAATGACAGGCTTAGCAGTAACTTCCAGAGGAAATTTGATAGCAACTCCGTCAGAAGTATGCTCTAAATCACCCACTAGACTAATTCTGCTAGTAAGCTGTACGATGTGATAGTTATATTCCACTGATAGGCACCTTTATCATTGTGTATTCAAATCCTTCTTCATTATATATCTTAACACGCTCGACCATATGTCCAAGTGTGTAGTTCTTTTTAGACTTCCAAGATAAGTCATCACCAATATCAAAAAGCTCACAAGAAGACTTGTTGTCGCCTTTTCTCAATCCCCTACCAATACTTTGTAAGTTTCTGATTCTACTTTTACTCGGAGAAGCGAACACGATATTGTGAAGATTCTTAATATTTATGCCTGTTGAAAACGTACCGTATGAAGCGATAATAATAGCATCATTTTCTTTCTCAGTCAATGATCGTATCTGTTCTCGCTGTTCAGTATCAGTGCCGCCATGAACAAAGAACACACTTCGTTCATCGCCTACTTTTGCATGTACTAAGTCATAGATAACTTGTCCATGTTTTTCTACAAACTGATATAACACTAAGGTATTACCTTTCTGAGTAGTACATAGATTTTTTATGAAGTTATTTCTCTTAGGGTGAGTGACAATCCAATCTATTTCTTCTTGGTATGTCATCTTCTTAACAAGCTTTCTATCTGCATCACAGTAGCCTAACAGCAAACAAGTAATAGAAAGATCAGCCACCCTCTTCTGTTCCATCAATTTTTTAGTAGTAATTACTTTTTTTACTGTGCCGAAGATGCCTTCTAGTACTAGCTTGTGAGTTTTTGTTCCGTCAAGAGTACCAGTTGTTCCTATTCTATAGGGTGCGTTCACGCATTTATCTAATATAGAAGTGAGAGATTTTGCTTTAAAGTTATGTGCTTCATCACCGTAAATAACGTCAAACTGTTCAAACCACTGCTTAGGAAACTTGTAGATAGACTGCCAAGTAGAGATAGTTATTGCAGCCTCGTTTGACTTTTCTTTTCCGCCGTAGATTCTATGACAGTTTTCTGCTGCGTTCCAATCGTCTGCTGTTGCATAGTCTCCGAAGTCTCCAAACATCTGTTCAACGAGGGACGTGGTTGGCACGATGAGTAGTTGCTTACGACCAAGACGTTGATGATAGCGAACGAGATTATAGATAATAAGAGACTTGCCAGATGCAGTCGGGGAAAGTAATAGGGCTCTCCCTTCGTTGATAGAATGCTTGACAGCCTCTATTTGGTAGTCTCTGATTTCAATGTCTTTGCCTCCGCTTTGTAGTTTTAATTTTTTAGCAAAGTTTTCAACATACTGAGTGGATACTGGATCACCCACACTCAGTATGTCTACTTCTATTGTGTAATCTAAAGTATTTGCAAAATCTTTTAAATAAGGCAGTAAGCCGACATAGAGTTCTTGGCGATACATGTTGTACAACCTAGCTTTACCATCCCACATACGAGATTTATAGCTAGGCATAAACTTGGCGCCGGGTATATCGAATGTAAAGAAATCACTTATCTCTTGACCAGTACCTGGGTCAGTATCAATTTTTAGATACGCTTCATTTCTTTTAGTTACTCGTATCACTACATGAGTCCGTTAGTAAACTTCATAAATTCAATCGCATTTTTAATGTCCCAAGTTCTACTGTTCAAGGACTTCATAACAAACTCACACTGATATAAACAGGCTTTGATGTATTCTATTTTGTCAACAATTTTTATGATGTCAGAATCACTGTCTAAGTATTCCTGCATTTCATTTTTTAACGGCTGAGGGCCTAAGTATTGTTCCCATCCAACATCTGTTAGCTCTTGTTGAGATAACTCCCCTCTAAAGTACCGCCATTTAATGCGTCGGAGAGAATACATCTGAGATTCGTATTTCCTCAGTTGCAATTTGAAAGTTGTAAGATAGTTCAAGTACTTGGAGTGTAGCTCAGGAGTTTTTGTGGACTCATTGCCGAGATTAAGCTCGTCAATTTTACAATCAGATGTCCACTGATCTTGTAGTTCGTTCAAAGTAATCATAATAAAGCCTCATAACATATACCTCTATTTATACTGCCTCAATCTTGTATTGCCTGTATCTAAACGAAGCTACTCCTTGGAAGTAATCAGTATTACCTGAACTTAATTCAAACTCTAGCCCACTGAGTGATGTAGGAAATGCATCTTGAAAAACTATTTTATTGATAGGATTATTATTAGAGTCTAGAACAAACAAAGATGCATCACTGAAATTTCCTAACGCTTGCTGTTTATCAGGGCGGATATCAGGAAAACGATATGACTGACTGTTAGAGAAGTCTGTATATTGTTTATGTGATTCAGGGAAACCTAGACCAATAAGCCATTCATATAGCTCATTATAGTTTGCCATGTTTTCTTGAATGATGAAACGAATCAATAGTTCACCATAAGCAAGCTTGTCACCCGGCTCGTAGTAATCTACAAGAGGAGTGGCAACTTGAGGAGACCCTAAAGACACATCTGGGATATTTGCGGACTGGCAAAAGAATGAGACGTTGGGTAGATTGTGAACTAAAAACTTAAACCCATTAGGCTTTAGATAGTCTAGTTCTCCGGGGTTCCCAGCGTCCCATGTTGCTTCTGTTACATTTGCTAAAACTTCAACCATAGTAATATCCTTGATCTATCTATACTACTATTTATAACGTTTTAAACTACCACTACTGCTGCCATTACTACTGGTGCGGATATAATAATTGATACTAAGAAAATAACTACTTCTTCAACTCTTGCAGTCTTCATACCGGTCCTCATCGTTCTGTCCTTGCCTTTTGGGCATTTAAGTTATATTACTATTCGTAACACTTTTGATGTTACAGTACTATATATAACTTTAGGAATTCAGCCCCTTACTATAACGACAAACGGCTAAAGTATTTTATAAGTTCTTCCAAGTAAATGCGCCAAAGAACATTTCATCTTCTGACATCTGGCCCCAGGGTACTTCTCTGCTCGGATCGGGATTCATTAGATTTTCTTCTGAGTTATCAAATGCACCTTCTACAAACAAACGAGTTCCCTCTGGCAAGTACTTAGGCTCTTTCCACGTATACGAAAGCTGCCAAGCATATTCATAACTAGGAATGTCAATCAACTCTTCTTCCGTGCCATCTGGATAGTATGCTGTTGCTTTCATACTCTTACCACGAAAATGCATGTGTGGTAAGAATGTGTGCAGAATAACATCTTTCTTTAATATAACTTCAGCAGTTTGTACAAAGTTAGGATCGTATGGTGGGATTGGTGTCCAGTTGTCAGGAAATATACAAGCACAATCACCCGCCATTCTTTCCTCTGGCACTACACCTTCATCGTGGAAGTACAAACCAATACGTGCTTTATCTGTTCTAGCTATACCATCTGGGGTGTAGTGCAATTGCAAGTTTACAATGCTGCCGGCTCTTAATAAACCACCAGTGTTTTCATCATAGAACTCTGGATCACCGCCTGGAACATATGCGCTGATACCTGCGTAGTTCATTTCTTCTTGTGCTGCACCCTGTGTACCAAGAATATTTCCGTTTCTCTCTCCAGGAACTGATATTGAGTTTAGCATATGGTGCATTACGGTGGACTCTGAGGGTAAAAACTCAGATCCTCTCAGCCACTTATCTTCAGTTAGTCCTAAATCAACGATCATATATCTGTAAGGTATCGCTGAGGGGCCTTCTGGAATCTCTTGTGGCGGCACCTCAATAATCATATCAGGTTCGCCGTGAACCCATTCTGAGGTAGAATATACTGTTTCTGTTAACGGATCCCTGTCACCTTCTACTGGTGCACCTGCGTCAATCCATTGCACAAGCGTCTGCAT